GCGGTCAATCGCGCCTCAAGGTCGGCCCGTTGCGTTTCGAGGGTTTCAATCTTGGCGATGGCTTCGCGCAATGCTGCGGTCAAGAGAGGCACCAGCTTTGACTGGTCGATTCCTTGCATGACAGGAATAGTGTTACCGTCGCCGTCTAGCTTGTTGTCGCCAGCGGATGTGCCGTCAGGTGCGTCACCATCATCAATCTCAGCGTTGCCGTCGTCGTCCACCTCGTTGTGTGTGCCCGTCACAGCCTCTGGCACAACGGTCTGCGCCTCGTGTGCAAGGAAGCCGTCAACCGTTGTGTCGGCGTCTGCGATGAAGTTGAACCGCTTGGGTGCCAGCGCCTTCACACGGTCGATTGCGCCGGTCATGTCGGCTACGTTTTCTTTGAGGCGGTGGTCGGATGAGGTGTTGTAGGATGTTGATGAACCGTCGACTCTTATGTCGCCTGAATAAGACGTCGACGCATTGCCATAAAACCGCACAACAGGCCTGCTGCTGCCGTCCGTGTGGCCGATGTTCATTATCATCCGGTCAAAAGTAGCGGCTTGAAATGTAACTCCGCCCTGATTGTTGTCGCCGTGGTTTGTGGTGGTTCCAAGTTGCACGTCGCCGCTGGCGTTGATACGCATTCGTTCTGTGTTGTTAGTATTAAATTGAACGTGGTCGTTTGTCGTCGTCCCAAATCCAACGCCATCGCCAGACACATCGTTGACGAAAATAATTCCCTTCACGTCATTCGTGCCGAAGCGAATGTTCACATCGTTTGCGTTGCTGGTCGGAGTAACGACAGCCAGCTTTGTATTGCTGTCTCCGTAGGTTGTCGGCGCGTTAGTCCCGATGCCCACATTACCCGACGCAACAATGGTGTCGCCTGTACCGTTTGGATCGAGAGTAATGTCGCCGTTTGTGTCAGTGCTGCTGATGGTGTTGCCGTCGATGGTGATGTTGTCCACATCCAGCAGGTTCGTCTCAACCTGAGACGCGCTGCTGATGCCGGCAGGCTTTACTCCTATATAACCCATCAGGTGATCTCCAGTACGCTGACAGTGCTGTCTGCAGAGTTAGCTGCGCTGGAGATGACACGCAGGATGTCACCAGTCTCCATCACAAGCTTCTGGTCACCACCGATCGGCACAATGCCTGATCCGGCTGGGACAGGTGCTGTTTTCAGGATGAAGGTGTCGTCGCCGCTCGATGTGATCAGCTTAACGTCAATCGTGATCTGTGAGCTGGTAATGTTTGCGACGGTTAGCCCGATGACGGTCGCCGTGGTTGAACCAGGTACAGTGTAGACGTCCATGTCCGTACTGGCGCCAACTGCAGAGCCGTCTTTGGTGTAGTTTTTAAAGGTGTTTGCCATGTCCTGTTACCCCAATGCGATCGCCATAGGTATGGCGTCTGCGTCTGATCCTGCGGGTCCCTGGATGCCCTGAGGACCTTGTGCGCCTTGTGCGCCCGTGGCCCCTGCAGCGCCAGTGTCGCCTCGAGGGATAGTGAAGTTGAGTGTCGCAGCAGAGCTGGTGCCGCTGTTGGTGATTGCAACGGATGAACCAGCAGATCCCGTTGTGACTGTGCCGACAGCAATAGTGCCTGCTGGCCCCTGGGCACCTGTGGCACCCTGCGCTCCCTGGGTACCCTGCGCTCCCTGGGCACCAGTTGCGCCCTGTGGGCCCGTAGCGCCTTGAGCGCCAGTGTCACCCTGCGCTCCCTGGGCACCGGTTGCGCCCTGTGGCCCCTGGGCGCCAGTAGCCCCGGTTGATCCCTGGGCGCCGGTTGCTCCAGTCGCTCCGACAGGTATTGTGAATGCCAGGGTGTCGGCCGAGCTGTTGTAACTTACGGCAGCACTCGTGCCCTCTGCACCTGTCGTCGTGGTCGTTACAATGGCGCCAAACTTGTTGGAGATGGTTTGGTCGACAGATGCTACTTCGTTGGCCGCTGCGGTGGCAGATGCTGCTGCAGCATTCTGAGAGACAAGAGCTGCTGCTGCTGAAGCTGTGGCAGAGTCGACCTGGGTCTGTATCGTGCTTTCAGTTGTCGCTGAGGTGCCGCTAGTCTTGAAGAATGAAGTACTAGCCATTGCTTACATCCCTGTAATCATATGCTGCGCCAATCGCCTGGGTGCCACCATTGAGCTCCTGGTCGTTAGCCTGCTCCTGCAGCTCACCGAGGAAAGCTTGATACTTTTGTTCGAAAAGCTGACTACGTTCATCCAGGTAGTAATCTGCCCCATAAGTGAGCCCGGCATAGATGATAAGGTCTGGAGCGACCTGGGCTAACTTGTTCTCATCACTGTCGGCAGACATAGCGTCGAATTCGCCGTAGTAATACAGCGTCACTGTGCCAGACGTTGGTGTTGGGAACAGCTTGAGGTTCTCTTGCTCACGCACAAAGTACTGCGGTGTTCCATCATAGGTGTTGTCGTTAAGCTCTCTGTACTTAGACATCGTCACACGGGTGACTTCGAAAGGGCCGCTGTACAGTGAGATGATTTCGAGGAAATCAGTTGGCAGGACCACCTGTGAGGTGCTCGATGTGATGGTGTAGGTTTTAGTCTTCTCGTTTAGCGGTGTACGGAGCTGGCGCTGGATGCGGGAGATCCCCTGGTCAATGAACCTGGTCGTCAGGTTCGAGGTGATGTCAGACCTGTTGAGGAGGTCGTTGAAGTGTGCCTTGAGATCTCCGTAATTCATTATGCGTACCTCGTGGGTCTCTTCTTCGCTGCTGGCTTCTTTTTGGCGGTCTTGGCAGCCTTTTTGAAAGCCTTAGCCGTTGGTGCGCCTTTAGCGCCTGCTTTACGCATCTTTTCGCCGCTGCCGGCAGCAATGCGTTTTCGTTTGGCATGGATGTTCCTGTAGAGGCTCATGCTTTACTCCTGCGAGATTTAGATCCGCTGCATTTCCATTTCTTTCTGGAAAGACGTAACGGACTGTTGGGATCTTTGGCTGCTTTTGGATGTTTCTTCATCTGGCCGGCAGAGCGTGAGCAGTAGCTGTCACCCTTCTTGGTGCCCGGTGCGATGCTGTAGCCTTTGGCGCCATAACGGACAGTCTTCTTGCGTCCTGTTTTAGGGTTTGTGACGGTCTTGCTGAACTTCTTACCGGTGGCTGCCATTACACCCTCTTATCAGTGGTCAAAAAGGCTTCGAGGTTTTCTTCTTTGAGCTTCCTGACGATCTCGTGGGCACTGTGTTGGCCGCTAAAAAGATCGAAGCCCTCACGCATCCATTTCTCGACAACCACGACTGGGATGCTGGCAACACGCATAAACTCGCCTTCACGCTGGTCGAGGGATGCATTGCGTTGTTCTTTCAGTCCATCCAGGAATTCCTGGGATATGTGCTGGGTGTGCTTCCTGAAAACACCATCACTGTCTTGGTCGTAATTGGTGTCGATGTCGAAAAGCTTTGTCTTGTCTTGCATTGTGTCTCCTTGAGTAAAAAGGCAGTGGCCAGGCTAGGGCCAAGGAGAGCAAAAAACCCTAGTTGGTCCTGGCCACGCCATTTACGGCTTAGGACAGACCGTTGATCTGTGCCGAAGCAGATTGGTTGAGGTGCATCAGGCCGCCTTCGTAAACACAGAAGTGCTTATCGGAGTCACCGGATTTCGCGAGAAGCGTCCGGGTGACTGGACGGAGGACAGCAGAGCGCCACATTGTCGGGTCAAGCAAGAATGCATGTGTCGACATTTGGACACGGTTGAGGACCACCTGAAGGGTGCCGTATGGGTTGACGAGCACGTCAACGGCCGCCGTCAGTGTGCGGTTCTCATCGTTGAAGGTCCGGTTACGACCAGACGCGGCGGTAAAGCCGGCAACGATTTCGGCGTCACTTGGCTTGATCATGAGCAGCGATGGCTCACCACCAGCAGTATAACAGGCCTCATGCGCGTCGAGGATTTTGGCCTCTGTGAGCGGGTCTGTTGAGCCACTTCCGGCATCGATCGTATTGCCAGATGCGATGAGCTGCGAAGCCGAGTCCATCTCACGGGCTGTTGATGATCCACCATTCACCTTGGCATTGTCCTGACCGACATAAGCAAATTCAATATCGAGCTTAAGCGATTTCAGGGCTTTTCCGAGCTGATATGCGGTTTCCTTGGCTCTGCCATACGTGCGGACGGCGTCTGCTGTGGCGCTGACTTGGACTTTGATGTTCACGAGAGTTCGTTAGGCTCTCGCCGCCTTGCGGCTGCTCATAGTTACCTATGAGAACAGACTATATCTTCATCCACTTGGGATGCCATGCGCTTCCACCCACTTGGGTGTACTCCCTCTCGGGATAGTCGTTGAACCTTCCGTGTTACCACGGCTTGGCTGCTGATTGCCCTCGCTTTACAGCGGTGGGGGTTCCCAGCAATTCACATGGAGTTAAACAGCGCATTGCTACGCTGCGGCCCTTCCAATCAAGGCTTTGGTGAGGATCTGGGTTGTACCAGTCCGCATGGTGGTTGCCGACAGAGTAGCCATTGAAGGATCGGCTCCTTCGACTGCCTTATTATCCGCGCCGGCGGCGATCGTATCTTCTTGATACTCGTATACTCGTGCCGAAACCTTCTGGCTGCGGACTGCAGTATACATAGGCGTAGAGGTTGGGCTGATCGTGGTGATCAGGTCCTGGACATCCTCGGCGAGGCCTACGGAGTCATATGTTGTAAAGGTGGCCATTGATAGGTTCCTTCCTATTGGTAAAGCCGTTGGTAACTAGCTCTCCCAGCGCTGAAGGATTGCGTCTGCTATGTCTTCGTAGTCATGGCCTCTTGTCTTCGAGAGGTTGTCCACAGCCTTTTGCTTGCGAACCTGCTGCCGGGACTCGGCGTTTGCAGGCGCTTTCTTAGACCTTAGGACCTTTTTCTTGGCTGCCTTCTTCTTAACGGTTGCAACCCGTTTACCTTGGTCGAACAACCTGGCCTTATTCAGTAGCTGGATCACGATAGGATCGACATACTGGTCAACTTGTTCCTGGGGCAGACCTTGTGCGACAGCATAAGACCGGATGTCGTTGTAGAGCGTGTTGCTCCACTCCGGTATCTGCTCTTGCAGAACCTTTACAGCGTCACGGGCAGCTTCCTGCTGCGCTGATTGCTGTTGTTTCTGTAGGTCTTGGTAGAAGGTGTCAGCTTCCTCGCGTACAAACTTCAGGTTGCTTTCGGCATCCGAAGCTTCCTTGCGAAGCTGAGCAAAGTCCTCCGCATCCATCGTTTTACTGGCGACCAGCATGTCGATATCGGCGTAAGGCTTAGCCCGTTCTTCAGCATCATTAATGAGCTTTTGAAGAACCACATGACTTCGATTGATAGCGTCTTCAGCATCTTTGCGCTGTCGAGCGACATCTTGAGACTTTTGGGTGAGCGAGGCTTCCTGGCCTGCAAGGCGCTTGAGGCGGCCGATGGATATCGAATGCGTTTCGCCATTAACAGACACTTCAACTTCAGTTTCGTCATCGATATCGACAGCGCGATCATCGTCCGACTCATCTTCCGTCTCATCTTGGTCTTCAATGTCTTGATCATCCGAGTCCTCTTCTTCCTCGAGGTCGTCTTGGGCTTCTTCCTCGTCTTCATCATCAAACGGCAGATCGTCTTGCGTCTCTTCTTCTTCATTGACGTCTGTCGCCGCCTCTTCTGTCTCGTTGTCGGATACCTCTTGATCATTCTCAGAAGGGTCCTGCCAACGGGCTAGGATGGCGTCTTCGACCTGGTCTAATTCCAGGCCACCGGAGGTTGCATCGTTTTGCACGTTTTGCATGGTGCTTAGCTTCCCTCTTGCTTGCTGTCAGCGGTTGAGGTTTTGGCTTCGATCTCATCTTTGACTGTGACGCGCTGACGTAGCGTCGATACAATGTCGACCAAAGCCCTGTAGTGGTTGAAAGCCAGCTCTCGTGCCTTTGTGTCTCCTGGTTCGGAGTTACAGAAGGATTGGAAAGACTGGTTTACGAGGTCGTTAATCGTTTGATCAAAGACCTCAGAGCCCAATAGGGCGTCGGCCTGGTGGCCAAGGCGCACCAGGTCATCCTCTTGCAGTTGCATGAGGCTCTCCTTGTCTTGTTATTGTGGTCTAGCCAGTCGGGCTGGCGATGCCGCGAACATCTGTGCTGTTGCGGCGTAGGATCTCCAGCTCACCCTCATCGATCATGCGCTTATGGGCAAACTGCTCTTCTCTGAGATCCTGGTTGTCAGACTGAAGGGCGTGTGATGCCTCAGCCTTAACCTGCTCGAGCTCAAGCTTAAGACGGGAAATCTCAGCGTCTGTCTGGGCTTTGAGCTCTGCAATCTGGGTTTGACGCTCCTGCAGCTCGATCTGCTTAGCTGCCATCTGTAGCTGCATCTCTTGTGCCTGGTCAGGCTGCGGCGGCGGGAGCTGGTCCGGTGATGTCAGATAGTCTTCGACATTCAGAATGCCCTGCTGTTCCATCACGGATTTAAGCATCTGATATCGGTTCTGGATCTGATAAAGAGGCTGTAATGATGGATCCTGGGACAGCAGGCCGTGGATAGACAGCATCTTCTGAGCTTCGCGGTCTTGTTCGCCATATCCCAGACGCAGCTCAACGATGACGTCACGCTGGTCTTTCCAGGCGCTTGGGTTGACCTGTACGTACTTGCCGGCGATGTCGATGATCTTCTGCTGATCTTCATTCTCGACGACAAGTCGGTAAACCTCATGAAATAGCGGCTTTACAAACTGATTGGCGAAATTCCTGGCTATAATCTTCTGGCGCTGCTGTGACATGGTCGCCAGTTGCTCGATCATCGCAGCGCTGTTTTGCTTCGACACCGCATCTTTGTTTGTGCCCTGACTGAGCCTAGAGCTGCCGGTGTTGTCTTCCATGTCTTCATCGAGCTGCTTGAGCGTCTGGAAGACAAAGGGATTGAGCGGCGCCTGCGGCATTGGTGCAATAGCGTCAGGCCTGGTCACGTTCACGAGGCCGCCTATGCGATTATCAATGAGCTCTCTAGGATTGCTGAGGCCACCCTTGGTGACCATGTAGCGCGGGTTGTTGGTTATCACAGAGTGATCCAAGATCGACCTGGTCAGGATGGTCCTGGCGTTCTGTGTAGCACACAGCCGGTCTGCGAAATTGCTACCATAGAAACTGTGTGGCGTTGGCAGAGGACAGAAATGAACGAATGGCCGGCGGTCACATGGCTCACACTCGAGCAGCACATTACCGGCTTTTGTGACCTTGTAGAGCTCTGCTATGCCTGAGCCGACCTTGTCGAGCATGACATAAGCTTCATGAACCATTACGTAACGCACTTGGTCCTGGTAGCCTTGTGCGTTGAAGCCACGATTTTGGTCGACACCTTCGAACCGGGCCAAGACCTCAGGAT